AGTTACATCAAAAACATATACTTGTTTATATTTATCTATCACAACAAATTTAAAAAATATTGTATATTCTTCAGCTTTTTCTCCTAATGTATCATAAACTAATTTACAATATATAGCTGCTTGTAACCAATAATTATAAAAGTCTACGGTTTCACGAAAATCAGAAATAGTTTTACCTGTTGTTTTAAGATCACTAATTGTAACTTCTTTTTTTTCATGATCAATTTTATAAAAATCTATGTAACCATGTAAACCAAAGTTATGCTCAGAAAGATTTGATTTTAAATACTTTTCTGCATGTGTTTCTATAGGATCCAACTCAAAATCTGTTTCCTGTTGTTTAAATAAATCCATTACATCAGTATTCTGTTTAAGTGTTTCCACCATCTCAGCACAACTCTCTAATGTATCTTGATCAACAACATCAACATTACTATTAGATAAAAATTTCCAATAGGGTTCATTGTCTTCTATTACAACTTTTTTAAGTCTTTGTTCATCTGTTTTAAGAGATTGAAAAAGATTTAAAGTTATTAATGACTCTAATATAATCCTATCTTCACATAATGCTAATGTTTCTGCATCAGTATGTAGAGACATGTCTTTCATTACTTTTCTAATGTTATCACTTGGGCTTTTACCTGGTACAACGTTAAACTTTTTATTAACATTTTCTGGTTCAAACAACAAACAATGTACAAGCTTTCCTTCTACAAGGTGCTTATCTGTTCTGACTTCACGGTCAAACAGTATATAATCTTTATAAAATAAAGATGGGGAAAACAATAATTTATTTAAAGATGAGTAACTAAAACAAAAATCTTTTTTTGCATAAAACTCTTCTTCTTTTTTTATATTTTCAATCATTTAATAATACTTTTATTAATTCTAATGCAACTTTGTAATTCATCTGTTATTTCAATTTCATTTAATTTTATTTTGAAAACTTCAGACTCTTCCCCTAATGTTTTATTTAATATTGTTTTATAAAATAAAGATTTAGTATTATCAATTGCAAATTGAGTTACTTTATTGTCAGCTTTTAGTAATCTAATGTAATTATTAAATGAGTATACATTATATGTAGGATGATCTCCTGCATAATCCTGCATTCTTTTTTTAAATGTTTTTACATTAATTGTATTCCAATTACTGCTTTCTTTTAGTTTACTCCAATTCCAATAATACAATGATGATACTACATTAAAAGATTTATTAAGATTACAATTAGAAAGCATTTCTAAAACCAATGATCTGTTTTCTACGTTATCACTTTTAATCATTTCACTAATAGAATCGTATTCATCATCTTTTATAACAACCAAATCTGAATCAATAATATTACATATACTTGCATCAGATGTAGTTATTGCATTATTTTTTATAATATTATTAAATATAGGTAAGTTTTCATCTAACACAAAATAATCTTTATTAGGTTGTTTAAATTCCATAGAATCAATAAAACTGCTAACAGCAGTTGAAGCATTCTGACTTAACTTGTTTCCATTTTGCGGATAATAATTATAATGAAAATTAAATTTTATTCTAGAATCATGAGGCATTTTATTTATTAATATTTGTATATTTTCTAAACATAATTGACTGCATATATTTGATTCTTTCATAAATTTAAACAATTTAAATGCTTCTGAAAATGGCCAACTGCCACCCCACCGTGATGAAATTAAACTATTAATAAACTTTAAAGATGCAATGTGAATATCTGCTTTATCAAGATCTCTTATAACTTTACAGTTATATTTTTCTTTTAGTAAATCAACTTTTTGTCTAGGTAAATCTAATTTAGGATATCTGTATATATTTTTGTTTAGCAGTACTGTTTTATTATTAGATATAATAGATTCATCATAAAAAATTGGAGAAATAATTCCTAATTTAATATAGTCTTCTTCTTCTAACGTATAGCTTTTATCAGGACTACCGCATAACCAATTACCCTCTAATTCTTTATATTTAATTGAATTATGAGATAATTTATAATTTTCATCTAAAGATTTATAATCTATTGATATTTGATATGTTTTTATTTTTTTCATTAATCAGTATTTTTTAAATATTTTTGATATTCTTTTTTAACAGCTACTTTAAATGTATAAAGGTCCCTGTTGTCTATGCTAATCTCTTTTCTTACTATAGGTTCTAAGTATCTAAAAGTTGTTGTATCTAACTTTCCTTCTTCTTCTAACCAATGTATCATATCCTGTGCACTTTTTCTTTCAAATGAAATAAAATTAGATTCTTTAACCCAATACTTTAGATCTTTGTCTCTGTTATCAGCATATGTTATTTGACTACAATCATGTGCAAACTGCCACAGTAAGTGATAGTTTTTAGTGTAATCTATAGTTGGTATAATTTTAAGAGCTAAAGCTTTATCAGCACCATATGCATTCAATTGTGCTTTAAGATCAGTAAGCAATTGTTCATCAAGAACCATTTTATTAGCTGAACTATGTAACACAGTCTCTGGATCAATTACACTTACACTAGTTGTATCAATAAGATACGCTAAGTTTATAGCCATCCCTGTTAACATCCACTCATCATAAAGACTATTTTCAATATCCAAATCATAATACCTTACACTTTCTGTGAGCTTAGGAGTTATTATAACTTCTAATCCTGAATTGTAAATTGCTATTTCTTTAGAATGTGTAGCAGAACTTCTACCTTTAGTAGTTTCATAATTCCATAGTTTATTCAACATTAATGTAGAAGGAATATTATCTGAGTTTGATAATTTATCAGCTTCTATTTCTTCATGCCCTACAATTAAATCTGCTAATGTATAATCATTTGTTACAGTTATACCGTGCTCTTTAAGAGCTGCTTTTAACCTATCCTGAGATACAGTGCACTTAGGTAATATAAAAGCTTTTTTCTTTGATATAAAAGTAGTACCACTTTCTGTTGGTACTGTTAGTATAGTGTTTATTTTTTCATATGTGGTTTTATCTTGAGTACATAATACTTTATCTATTTTCCCTGAATTAGACAGGACACCGTAAATAGTGTCCTGTTCTAATCCAAAGTAAGTTAAAGCATCAGCATCAAAATTTTGATATACTGATTTATTTGTCATTTTATTTCATTGTCATTTTAATGATGTCTGGGTTCATCATCATTTTGTTAAACTTTTGTTTGTTACCACTAAATAATGAACGTACTATTAAATACTTAAGATCATTAGTAAAATAATCTTTGGTGCATAATGCAATTAATCTATCAGTAATTTTTTGACTTATTGTATTTTCTTTAGAATATACTACTGAAAAATTTGCTAAACGTGTTGCCAATGTAGCAGCAATATCTGCACGATATGAATCATCTTTACCAATACAACCTCTTAACTCTCCAAGAATATATGATTCATTTTCATGAGTCAATAAATCTTTAGGGGTTGTCAGTTTGTCCAGTTTATTATTAATAAAAATAGTAAACATAGAAGCAAATGAATCACCAACCGAACCTTCACCAATCATTTGAATTAATGATAAGTTATCTTCAAACTTCTCAAAACTAGAAATAGAATTAAAGAAAGTTGTAATTGATCTTGCATTAGTTTCTTGTGTTACTAGTTCAGGATGTAGAAGTAAGAAGTTAATACATCTTGTATCTATTCCTGCACCTTCTGCCCATTCAGCCCAAACATTAACATCAAACTTAAGATTAGCTGTTACATATCTAGTTTTTTGTGCACTATCTACACTATTAACCATATAGTCACCATTATCTGGATTAGCCGTTAATATAATGTGCCAATCTTTAGGTAAAGTCCATGAAATATACGTTTGTCTATCTATTAATTCCATTACCGCTTGGATAAATCTAGTATCTGCACGGTTCCAGTCATCTAATAATAAAATACCACCCTCTTTTGCATCAGCAATCCATTCTGGAGCACAGTAAGACATTCTATTCTTACCAGTCATTTTATATCCTTGTTTAAGATATTCCTGCACTGCTAATTCATCAACCCATTGGCCAACTTTTTTAGTTGTAGTTGTTGGCATATTTGCTAAATCATTTGATGCAGCAGTTCTTTGTGCCGCAGTATAATTTATATCTGCAATTGCTTTCTTTGGATTATTTACTGTTTTTTCCTTATACATTTGGAATTGTCTTACAGGAAACCCTACAAGGTCACCTAACTCTTCTATCTGTGCAAGATTCAGTTTAACAAATTTTAATTTGTTTTCTTCAGCCAATTCTACTATGGTTGAGGTTTTTCCAATTCCTGATTCTCCTACTACTTCTACTGATACTGGGCTTTTACCACCTTCTTGTAAAAATCTATTATTAGTGATTATGTGATTTACAAAACCTTTTAACTCTGTTACATTTAAATTTACTTGTGCCATTTTTCTTTTGTTTATTTTTAATTAATTTATAATTCTGCTGTAAATGAACATTCACCTTGTTCTTTTATACACTTTTGTATTTTTTTGCCAATTCTATAATCAAAGAACTCTAACAATTGATCTTTGCTTAACGGCTTTTTATCCCCTTTTATCAAGTAATCTTCAAATGTAATTTGTACATCATCTCTTGATCCATATAAATCATAATAGATTTTCAAGTAGTTACCATGTTCGCCCATTTCATCTTCTATGAGCTTGATTTCTGTTTCTAGATCTTCCAGATTAGATTCATCATAATAATAGTCAATGTAATCTGGGGCTTCACCTTTTACACCAAATCTATCTGCAGCAGCACTACTTTGAGAACCAAAGACAAACTTGCCTACAATATCTCCGTCATAATAACGACCCATATTAACTTAATTTAATTACTTGTCCTGGTAAATCGTTATTCATATCAGATATACTACTAAGAACCCATAGGGTATTATTAGGACAGTTATCTGGAGCGTATGATTCACCATCTGTTAGATATATAAGTGCCGTGTATGACCCTTTTTCATTATAATGATCAATAACTGGTTGGAATGATGTCCCACCACGACCGTGTATTTCCCAATCTTTTTTTGGATTAAATTCTTCTACGCTTCCTAAACGGGTATCACATTGTGCTACTGTAATTTTATGACCTGTTTTACTCATATGAGCTAATTCACTAAAAAACTCTTTTAGTTCATCATTATTTACAGATCCGCTTGTGTCAACACCAACTAATATGTGATTCTTGAATTTAATTTTAAGACCTGGATTTGCAGCATAACGTTTATTATATTTACGTCTCAGCTTTTTAGTAAATACTATACTAGAATTACCAACAAATCTTTTTAAATAACTTTTCCAATCAAATTTAGCAGGTTCTATATGGAATAATCTTTCAATTAATTCTTTAAATTCACCTGGTATATTTCCTTGTTTTTTAATTGTTTGTTCAGCCGCTTCTTTAAGTTGATGATCTACTTGCTTGTTTAATAATTTTTTATCAGGTTCAGATAAATCATCAAATTCACTCCATGTTTTATGATCATACGGACTATCACCATCCATTTGATCCATCATTTCATTTAATGAAGAACATGTTTTATCATCTTGAGCTTTTTCTAAAAGTCTATAATATTCTTTTGTACCTGCTTTTCTAGGTAGATTTAATTCAGGAAAACTAGATAATAATAAACCACCTTCTGGTAACTTGTTGCTGTCTATATACTGATTAATTTCTAAATCAGCAGCTATATTAAATAATTTGTGATTTGAATATATATCTCTCATTAATAAATGTCCAAAAGCAATATGTAACAACTCATGTTTTATTAAACCAAATCTATGGTCTTCACTTAGTTTATTATAAAACTCTGGATTTATAGTCAATTGCATACCAATACCATTTTTACTTACTCCTGCTGTAGGAATTTGATCAGTAAATTTTTTATTGATACCAATTAAAAAAAGCCCGTAAAAGGGCTCTGTTAAAATTAATTTTTTAGTTGTTTTAGCAACTAAGTCTTGTATGTTATTCATGTTATTATGTATTCATTATTATGTATAATATATCTATATATAATTTATTATTGCTGTTATCTTTAATATAATCAAAAATGTTTTCACCCAATAATATTTTATCATTTGGTTCTATATTAACAGTACCGCATTTTAAAAAAGAAGATCTTTTTTCTAAAAGTAAAGATTTAACAAATAATAAATCTAATATACGTTTATCATTAAATTTTAAATTATCTAAATTAGAAACTGCAATTTCAAAATCTTCTGAAGAACCATTTAATAAATTTTGAATTGAAAAAAATTCATCAATTGTTATATCTTGAGCAAGTGCTGTTATCATTTTTTATCTTTTAATATTTCAATATAAACTCCTGGATTTTCTTTATCATAAGTATATTGTTCAAATGCTGGAATTATAAATTCTGCATTGTCATCTTCAATCCAACCATATTTAACCATATCATCCTGTACAGTTTGTGCAGGGTTTAAATAATCAAATTTATGGCGGCTGCCTCTGACAAATTCAAATCTAATCTTTACTGGAAGCTTATGCTTCTCTAGTTCTTTTTTAAATTCCTCAGTATATTTAGCATAAATATCTTTTGTTGCTTTTCTGTAAGTCATTACAGCTTTGCTTGCTATAAAGTATTTACCTGTCCAACGTCTTCCATTCTTACTAGAAGGTACATTACCAGGTATCCACCATTTCTTATTTAAGTTTTTGCTCATTTTATTTATTTAATGTTTCTTTTAATAAAGGTTTTAGCATTGCATGAACCTTATCAAAACCATGTAACTTCATAGCGTCTGATATGTCTTTGCATATAATTGGTACAAAACCGTTGATTTTATATGCATTAGCATATGTTTCCACAGCTTTGAGGCCAGCCTCATCATTATCAAAAAGAGTTATTACTTTCTTGTATTTTTTTTTAAAATACTCTATAACATGAGGTTTAATCATAGTGTTTTCACTGTCTGGTGCTAATACTTCTAAATTATAACCCATACTTTTTAAACACATTGCATCTTTAAGAGAGGAGCATATAACTAAATAAGGTTGATTAAATTTTAATTGATCATATCCTTGCAAATAAGAATTTACTTTATGAAATTTATGCGTTTTACTTTTTGGTTGATATATTTTATATACTCCACCTTCTTTATTAAAATAACCATAAAGACCACTTCCTTTTATACAAAGAGATTCAATTTTATTAGAATCTGATTTAACTAAATTATAATATTCTATTGGTTTTACATTATATTCTGTTAATATAGACATGCCAATTCTAAATGATAACCAATATTTACTATCAACTTCATTCCACGGCCTTGTTTTAATAAAATCAACCTTCCATTTTGCTTCTGGTTTAAAATCAATTTTTTTAAAACCGTTAGTTTTCACATGTAAATTATAATCTTTAATTATTTTTCTAGATGCTTCAGGATATTCCATGTTAAACAACATTTTTACTAAATCAACTTTATTGCCATTTTTTCCAGTAGAAAAATCTTTAAACTTATATTGTTTAATTTTTTTATCTACATAAATACAAAAACTTGGTGTTTTTTCAAGAGGATTAAATATAGATGTTAGTTTTATATCCTGACCAGTTAATGGTTCAGATAAATTTAAATAATATCTAAATACCCAATAGCTTGGTACATCTGATTCTTCTAATACTAAATTTTTGGTATTAAACATATAGAATAAAATTAAATAAAAAAAGGGACAAAATAAATCATCCCTTTTTTTATTATTTATTTGATTTATAGATCAAAATCATCACCTGTTATTGTAGCCGGTTCAAACGCATTTGTTGTGGGTACATCTTTTTTAACTATAGGTCTATAATGATTTTTGTTACTTGTATCATAAGTAAGTAATTTTGAATTTTCTACACCTAATGCTTCAATTGGAATACCATCTTTGCTCATTTTTGGTAAATAAAGATCATTATTCACATAACCTTCTTTGTTTTCCCATTCACGAGTACCAAAACACATATTTAAATATACAGGTCCTGAAAAAATACTATTACATTTTAACATAAAATCTTCAATAGTATTTGCTTGAATTGCATCTAATTCAGTTCTTTTACCTAATTGCTCTGATAAAGAAATCATACTCTTCATTACTTCATTATCCCTACTTATTTCACTACCATTTGCTAATGTAGTATCTTTATAAGGATAAGGAGAAAATCTCACTCTACCTACTTGACCTTCATAACGATCACCATCTGGATTATTTACATCTTTTAAAAATCCTTGAAACTCACCTGTCATAGGCTCACTTTCTACATGAAGCATTATATTATATGCTTCTGCATCATATGGTGTTTTATCAAATGTAATAGAATTAATTTTAACAAGGTTATTACCTGGTCCTATTACTGGTTTTTCTTTGCCGCTTCCCGCTGACATTCCGCTAGTATTTAACATATTTTTGATTTTTAATTAATTATTTACTCTTCATATTTTTGAATACAGTCTTTTACATACTGCAGATTGTTTGGAATGAAGAAATCTTCAAACATACCTTGAGGTGATTTACATGTGTTCTCTCCATTGTTTTGAGTTTCAAAACCATATTCAAGTTCACCATCATCATTTTTATTTACTTTACCAAATAAGACTATTGAAAATAGACCTTCCAAAGTTAAAGTATTATCTATCATTTTACCAATAGTTTTAGCTTTGATTTTTCTATTTCCACCAATATCAGTTGAATCTTCTGAGTGAGTTAAAAAAATAACTGTTAAATCATCTCTTAAATCTTTAGGTAACTTTGCTACTGTAGCTAAGTTGGCTGCAATTTGAGTAAACTTATCATAACCTTTCTCATTAGCTCTGTCAAAATATTCAAAAGAACTCATATACTGCCAATCATCAACAACAAGTGTTTTAATGTGTGACATTTTTTGATCAACATGGTTGATTGCTTTTATAATTCCAGCAGCAGATGAAGCAGAAGCTAAATTTCCTTTTGGATTTTCTTTATTAATTGCTTTATAATTTTTTTTCCAACCTTTAAATGGTAAAGGTTTATTTGCAATGTTTATGATGAATGTTTCATCAGGATTTAAATGTCTGATAGATGTTGATTTACCTGTACCGGAATCAGCTATCACAAGAATAGATTGTGCCATATTTATTTTGTTAAATTATTGATTACTTTTGTTAATGTTATTAATGTTTGATTTATTTCTTCTAATTTACTTACTATTTGAGATGAATTTGTAGCATCTGGATTTGGCAAATTAAATAATTCATTTTGATTTTTTGAACCTAATAAATCATCTAATTGCTCATTCATTCTATCTATAACAATTGGTTTATTATTAGTTATATTTCTTATTACAATTAATTCACTTACTGGAATCATATGTCTTTGAAATCCTGAATTAGAAGTAATTATTTCATATTCTGTTTTCCAATGAGGATTGTGATTTATCAAGTAAAGTGTTCTTTTAGGATCTTCACTTATATAATCTATACTTACAAATTCAGTGTATATATCTTTTTCTTTTTCTAATTCACTAGGAAAAAACGTTATATACAATTCATCTTTACCTGATGGTCTATACGCCATTTTAGGAATGTATAATGCATTTTTGTTACCTTCTAATTGAAAATAACTATTATGAATTTCTTTTAATTTAGAAATTCTACTTTTACGTTCTACAGTTGTTATTGCCATTATTAATTAATTATTAATTATCTTCTTTCTTGTTGTTGTGGAGTAGGCATTTCTTCAATTTTCATTTGTTCAAATTTAGCCTTGAAAAAACTCATTCTAGCATCACCGTTTCTTGCTTTAAGAAAGTGTAACACCAATGTTTTATCATTTTCAATTATATATCTATCAGGTCCATAAAATCTGATTTTTTGTTTTGCTGGTCTATTAATACCTATAAGCATATCAGCATGTTGCAACATTGCATCTGAACCAAATATATCTGATTCTAATATGTAATTACCATACTTGCCATCTATTGCTCTTTCAGGATTATCTATGTTTCTGTTTAGCTGTGATAAAGCAATAAACAAAATAGGATAATCCCTTTTACATTGAGTAAAGAATTCACCTAGCTCAAACATCATATCCAATGTGTTATTTTGATATGGAGCTCTTTTTACAAGCATTGTATGATCTAAAGTTATTATTGTTTTTTTACCTTTATGCAAGTTCATATACATATCAATTTGCTCACGCATTTGATTTACAGTTAATGGTGTACTAATAATATCTACAGGATTTTTAATTCTTTCTTTAGCATACTGATGACATGTGTTAAGTACATCAGGTTGTAAAACACTACCTGCACTACATAACTCTTTATATGTTTTTCCAGTAAATGAACTAAATTCTCTAATTGCTGAGGTTCTACCCACCATTTCAAATTGAAATTCCAATACTCTAAAATCATCATTAGGATTTAAAGCAAATGATTCCCTAATAATTTGATCTTTTATTAATGTTTTACCTGAACCAGGTCTTCCACCAATAACAGTTAATGTATTCCATTCTATACCATCAGTAGCAGCATCATTAAATTTAGGCCAAGGAGTATAAATTGATTTTTCTAATCCTTTTTGTCTTGCATGCATATATTTTAATGCTTCATTGAATGCGGCATATTGCCCCACCCATCCTTCTGTTGGTTTACTCATACTACTTTTTCTTTAAAGGTTTTTTCTTCAGTATCTATGCCGTCCCTGATCATATCACAATAATCTGCTAAAGTTGAAGACTTAACTTTATGTTTATCCTGCTTGCATATAAAGTACTGACTTGTTTGCATATACATGTACTCTGCATTCCTGTACTCATTTACATACATTTTAGTAGCGTTTACTACATCAAGCCATTCATAATCATATGTTTCAAAAAACCATCTAAATGACTCTGATAACATTTTTACATTTACTCTTGCAGGTTTACCACTTGGCAATCTCATATTAGGAAATGTTTCCCTATAGATATTTATTTGCTCAGAAAAATTTTTACCCATTAATTGAATATCTGTTTTTTTCTTTGCTTTTATAAAATAATTATCTAAATGCACCATAAAGCTTTTAGCTTTAGGAGTAAGTTTATATACTTTTTCTATTTTATTTAAAAAACCTAATTTAATTAATAGATCAAGATCAACATTTATTTTAGTAGGTATGGCTGTTTTTTGCTTTATACCAAATAAAAGAAAAGCTTGATCAGGAGTTAAATTATTTTTTAATATTTTTTGAAATATTTCCCACATGTTTATGTATTTTTTTAAACTTTTAATTTTACCAATTTATTAAAGGTTTAATTTGTTTTTCTAATTCTTTATTGATTTTTTCAAATATTTTATTTGATTTCCAAACATCTTTGTTATATACAGCAGATGCAGGATGAGAGCACTTAAGAATTTTTTGGCCAGGTAAACGAATTTGCCAATATTCGGTTTTTTTACCCATTAGTACAAATATAATATTCTTATCAATATTATTTATCATTTCAAATACATACTCTATAAATGTTTTCCATATATATGCATGAGAACCCATTTTATTAATTTCACATGTCAATGATGTATTAATAAGAAGAACACCTTGATTAGCCCAACGTATTAAATTAACATCTGCTTTATCATGGCCATATAATTCTTTAAATATATAACGTAATGAAGGTTGTACCTGTTCTGTTTTGGAACAACTAAAAGCTAATCCATCTGCAATTCCAAATTGCGGGTAAGGATCTTGATTAACAATTATTACTTTAATCTCTTTAAAATTTGTTTTTATAAAAGGATTAAACGCTTCTTTAAATTTAGGAGTAAATCTTCTATTTTGTTCAATTGAATTTACAAGCGCATCTGTTATAAAATCAAATGCTTTACTATCTATAAAAGGATTTAATATTTTATCCCAACCTGATAATTTAAAATCTTCTTTAATTGTTTTTTTTATTTGAATGATATTTTCTTCCATATTTTTATTATCTTTGTTTTATTAAATTTTTATTATGGCTACTGAAACATCTGACGATAAATTACATTCTAGAGTTACTTATGACTTTTCTAAAGTTATTACAGGTATAGATATTAATCCTGCATACATTAATGGTTTACAAAGAATTACTAATGATATGATAATTAATGGCGATAGAGGTGCAGAAATGCCTAAAATATTTGAAAAATTTAATAAAATAGTTTCTCAAGCTGCTAACCCACAAGAAGATGATAAAGCTATTGTATTAGATGCATATGAATCTGATATATATACATTATTTTCATTAGTTCAATTACTTAAATTTAAAGCGTTAGAGCAAGGTTTAGAATTAAAAACTGAAACTACAGTAACAAAAGCTGAGTTAGCTGAGTTAGCTGAAATGGTAAAAAAAGGTGAAGACACTACAGAAATGCTTAAAGATATAAATTCTAAAATGACTATAGTGAAATAATCATCTTAAATTCATATTATTAAATTCTCCAATTTCTATACAAGCTTGTATTGCAAGATTTAATTCATCTTTATCACAATCTGCAAAAGATTTGCAATACTCTTGTTTATCTCTTACAAAACATAATCCAGAAGCTCTTTTTACTTGTAACTTTGCTTCTACAAAAGTATACCCAATTTCTTGTGCTATTTCTTTAATCATAGCATGTACACGAGCCAATTGAGGATTGCTGCCTTTTTCACCACTAACACCAATAAATATTTCTAATTTAGAATTGTCAGGTAATTGATTTAAAAACTTTTTAAATTTTGTACCTGTAGCTTTTATAGGGAAATCTAATTCTCCATTTTTTATTGATGCGTTTATAAATAAATTATTCTTCATGATATTTTAATATTACATCTTCTATATCTAAACAATCAAAATTAATTGTAAATGCCGTTTTTATAGGAAGTACATTTACTATAATATTATTATTATTTTTATCAGATAAAGATGTATAAATTGCTATAATTTCTATTGATCCTGAACATCCTGGAGTACCTGGATCACCATTAGATCCAGCATACTCCATTTTTTCACCTTCTTCATATATATATTCAATATCTAATAAAACATCATTAATTTCTACATTATAAATCATATTGTGAATTAATTATAAAGTCTAGTTAATTTAACAGCCATTTCTTTTTCATGACCTTCTTTTGTGCGTTCTCTTATTATATCATATAAAACTTTTAGACGTTCATCTTTATCTTTCTCAGCATTTAATTTAAACAACATCACTGTGTTTTCTTGTCTTAATACTAACACTTCTTTTTTTAATTCTGTTGTTGACAAATAATCTACAGGATCTGCTTTACCATAATAAGATTTTTTACATAACTCATAATTTCTTACTAATTCAAAATCAGTTTTCATATAATTTTCCATAGTACGATAATAATGTAAAACTGTAGCATGATTCATATCTATTGATTTAGATATTACAGAACAACCATATCCTTGCTTATGCAATAAATAAGAATATATCATTTTAGCATTTACTATATGTCTAAATCTTCTTTTACTTTTAATAATATCTACTCCAAGCAATGTAAATATTATTGATTTTAAAGTATCAAAATCTTCTTTTCTTTTTCTTAAAATAATTTCTTTTGTTTTTGAATTCATTTTTTTAATTTTTTATTTTTTAATATTAAGCTGGTTCTATTGTATATATACCTTGTTCTTCTTTTTCTTTTTTTTCATCAGGTTTTGCTAAAGCAAACCTAATTCCAGCATATCCTTCCCAAGGTAAACCAAATCTTGTTGTACCTTTATTAGTGACTCCAGATATAATATATACTATTTGATCATATGAGTTTATAAATTTTTCTAAAACACTATATTCTTTATCTTTTACTACATTAGCCCCTAATGGTAAATTTTTATCGTTTATACAAACTACTCTCATCTTAATAAACTATTTTTCTTGTTAACCATGCTGATTCTTTATTGTTTTTATTATATAAATTAAGATACTCAATGGCATCTTCTTGCAAATAAGTTACTAGTAGTATTGAAACTTTTGCGTCAGGATAATGTTTATTGTAAACTATATAAACCTCATCTGCTCTAATTAGACATGCTAGCCAGGCTTTAAACTTTTTAATTAGTTTTTTCATTTTTTTTGTAATAATGATCTAAATTTAGATACTGTTTACAATAACCACAGTATGTTTGTGTCCAAGACTCTCCTTTGTTTTCTATATCAAGATATTGACCACCTTCTGACTTACATTGAGGGCATGTATTATTATCTAACCCTGTTGTTTGTGAGTGTACAATCTTTTGATGCTCTGTAGCTTCTTTACTCATCATTTTTGTTTTAATTTATTAAATGGTGGTATGAAAGTATTTTAAATAGTACCATTATTCCTAAAGCAAAATAACCACCAATTAAAGTTAGGAGCCTATTTGTTTTTTGGTGTATTGTCTTTCCTTT